CGCCCAGTGCTCCTCGACAAATCGTTAAAGGATCTTATCCTTGGTGCCGTGCAAAAAGTGGAAGGCAAGGGACTTTCGTCTAATGACTTTACTAACGCCTACAAGCAACAGCTTGATACCCTCGAAGACTATGATATCGAATTAGATGAGAGTACCACAGAGTTAAAATTCAAGAAAGGTAACAACGTAGTAAGGCGTATATCCCTAATGTTCTTGGACGACGAGGGGACGAAGTTGGTGTACAACAGAACGGGCAAGTCCTTAGAACTAAGAGACAAGCGCGATAACCTCCTTACCAGTATCCCTGTAAGCCACTTTGTCAGTAACATCCCTACGGGTATCGTTGTACAGAATGGGAAGATCAAGCTAATGGCAGGCAGTGAAGTAATAGATGAGAATGCTATCTCCTATAATGACCTTGCAGATAAACCCGAATTGAATTATTTACCTTTGAACGGAGGTACAGTAACTGGTGATGTTGGTTTAAATGGGAATTTGTTAATTAATGATAAAACAATAATTCTCGTTAGAGATAATGGCAACATTGCTTTTGGAAATAAACCTTTCAATGATTTAGTTATAGGCGAATTTAAGGGTATACAATTGTGGGGGCAAGGTAATGATAAAGTAGTTTTAGCAGGTGGAGGAGTTACAAATCTTTCAGAACTTAAAAATGAAAATATAAAAGTTGGCGGACGTAACCTAATCACTGATAGTAAGAAAGAGCGTTATAAAGAGTATAGAGGTACGGTAGAAGATTATATCTATTATGGTATAGTAGGAGGTACATTGGAAAAGAATACAACTTATACATTGTCTTTGGAATACAAAAGTGAGAATATTAGAAGTGTTGAGATATTTTTTATAAATGAAGGCTTTTCTCAAGCACCTAATAAGAAAATCCCAAATACTAATGGAGAATGGAAAAGAGAGACACTTACATTCACTACTGACGCCAATTTAAGTCCAAAAGGCTCTATACGTATTGATAACAATGGGAGTGATACAGGTGATGTAACCTCTAAACTCTGGATACGAAATGTTAAACTCGAAAAAGGAAACATTGCAACTGATTGGACACCCGCCCCTGAAGATATTGAAAGTAAAATTCCGCAATATAAAGCAATTAACGATGCTCATACTTTTTTAGATAAAGATGGTTCTATTCATTTTGGCTCAGGTAGTAATATATTAAATGCTCCATCGTCTCATTTTTACGAAATGGTAGGCTTCACTCATTCAGATAAAAATTGGGGGTTTATTATAGCTAAAAACATTGATAGTGATGACAAACAATTATGGGTTAAACAAGTTATTGAAGGAACATACAAAGAATGGTTTAAATTAGAAGATAGAAGTAGTGAAAGAACTATTAATGTAACAGCTTCTACGTTTAATATAACTCTCAACATTGTTGGTAAAACACTACATATTAATAATAATTGTACAGTGAATTATGACAATATGCCTTTATTGACAACGGTTGCAATAAGAAAAGTTTTTGATGGTGGTGAGGTTAAATTTACAGGTGCTGTTGAAGCTATTTATACAGGAGATAGAGTTTTAAATGGTAAAAAAGGCAGTACCGCAATAGTGGATTATAGTGCTGACAACAATACAATATTTATAGATATACGAAATGTTTAAAACTATGAAAAATAAAATCATTCAAAATCTTAAAGGCAGTGACAAACTGCTCCATTCTATGGTAGGTAACACAATATTTGTTGTAGCCTTTATAACCGCTTACCTACTCTACTCACTATGGGCAGCCTTAGCTATGGCTATTGGTGTTGTGTTGTTGGTTGGTCTTGTTAAAGAGTTGTACGACAAGTTTATCAAACGTACCTTCATCGACTGGTGGGATATAGTAGCTGCTCTCGTACCTTATCCACTCATTAAACATATTCAGAAGCTATGAATGCAATTCAATTTTTACAATGGGGGTCACAAAATAAAAAACCTATAGATATGAGAACTCTATACAATGAGTTGAGTGCTAATATTATGGGTAATATACGTTACTCTGCTTGGGTTTACAAAGGAGATGGAAACGAAGAAACGGTGCATTCTAATATACAAACAATAGAGGCTATCTTAGAAAATGGCGTGACAAAAGAAATTGAACTTACTTTTAAATTGTTAGGAGAAATAAATAGAGATTATACTTCAGATTTTCTATTTAAGAATTGCCCTTATTTCTATGAGTATTTAGAACAAACAAAATGGCTTTTTGAGGATAAAGATGTAATTAGATACGATAAGCAAAACACGAATAATTACCCCTTTACTGTTGAGACATCTGTATCAACCTCTAATACATACCAAACAAACGATTTAATCACTTTAAAAATAATTAAACGATAACAATCAATGGAAAAAATTTTCGTAATTCTTTGGATACTACTCGGTATCTACATTCTCGTACTCCTTATGATATTCGCCGACCTTTGGAGTGGTGTTCGCAAGGCTAAACGTATCGGCGAAACACGAACTTCCTACGGCTATAGACGTACCATTAGCAAAATGGCACAATACTACAACATTCTTATAGCTTGTACTATTGTGGATAGTATGTATGGCTTGCTCTCTTGGTACTTAGAAATCTATTACCAAACCTCATTGTGGCTATTTCCTTTTATCACTTTCTTTATGGCAATAGTACTATGTTTGATAGAAATCAAATCGATACGCGAAAAAGCCGAAGACAAAGTGCGTTTAGACCGAGCGGGACAAGTCGTTCAGCAAGTGTTTATCAATCGTGAGAACTTAGAGGAAGTCGCTAAAACCATCTCTAATTATATGAATGAAAAATCTGAACAAGCTGAACAGTCCGAAACATCTCAAACCTATAATAACGAACAACAATGACACCAAAAGATTTTGTAAAAAAGTATAAGCCTTTTGCTTTGGAAAGCGAAAAGAAAACGGGTATCTCTCACCTCTTCACCTTGGCGCAAGCTGCCTTAGAAAGCCGTTGGGGTGAACGTGCAGAAGGTTATAATTTCTTTGGTATCAAAGCTAAAGCAACTACGCCACTGCCTAATAAGCAACTATGGGTTACTAAAGAGGAGTTAGCAGTTCCCAACTCTAATAAATTCCCTGAAGTGTTGAGTATTACCAAGCTTTCTAACGGTAAGTATCTCTACAGAGTAAAAGATTGGTTTATGAAATACATCACACCCGAAGAAGGGTTTAGTGATCACTCGCAATTCTTCTTTATCAACAAGCGATATGCTAAAGCCTTGTTGGTAAGAAATGACCCATACAAGTTCGCTGATGAAGTAGCAAAGGCGGGCTATGCTACCGCTACTAATTATGCGAAAATCTTGAAAGATGTGATCAAAACCATAGAAAAGAATAGCTAATGAAATGTGTTACTTATATATTGCTTTTTATGTTATTTATCTCGTGCAACACTAAAAAAGTGGTTGCCGAGAAAGTTGCTACGCAAACCTCTGAACTCGCTACGGTGGGTTCAGAGTTTGCTACATTACAGCATTCACTACTCACTTATCAGTTGAGCACTGTAGGACCCGATACGCCCTTAGAATACACTCACGAGGTAGGTGGTAAAGTGGTAGAGCGGATTACCCTTAAAGGGGGTACGCTCAGTGTTGTGAAAAGTGATGAATTTAAAGTGAGTAGTAATACAACGAGTGTTACCTCCAAAACCTTTTCTTTTACGAGTACTAAACATAAACAAGTACAGCGCATTTCTTTCAATTATTGGTGGTTATTGTTATTGCTCTTACCTCTTGCCTTTTACCTCTTATATAAAAAAATATGACCGATTATTTCATTACCTCTCAATTCGTGTTAGACCTTTCGCGCATTGCTATCTCTTATCAAGAGGAGAACCCGCGATTTAAGGACACTTTCTTCACTCAGTATTCATTGCCTTTCGAGTTCCAAATGAATGCTGATTTGCGCTTGCGTATGGGTAATTATACCGCCCTCAACGCCACCAAACTCAAGAAGAAGTACGATGGTTATCACGTGTTGGATGGTCGCGTGCGTAAAGGTACGCTCGAAATACTATCGGTAGAAGGTAACTTAGTGTCGGCACAAATAGATTCGGGTTTTGAGCAGTTGCCTAACTTTGAGAAGAAGCTATGCGACCTTCCGCTTTTGCGTAAGCGCGTACCCGATATATACGCTCACGCCAACGAGATAGTCGTTAAAAAGTACCCCGAAGTGGATTATAACTTTCCTAAAGTGGTATACCCTAAAGATAAAAGTCAGAAAGGGTGGGAGTTATTCTTTCAGTTTATCAATAATTATGGTTCAGAAGGGTTTATTCGCAACGAGGCTAATAGGAATTACAACATTATGCACCCTATGCCTTACCTGCTCTACGTACTCAAAACGGGGTTTGCCGATGCAGGCTATGAACTGGCTGGCGACATCCTCACCGATGAAGACTTCAATCAGCAGGTGTTGTACAGCAATACGCCTTACTACCTCACTACAGCTCAACAAGAACACACCCTCACAGCCGTAGAGCCTACCTACGAATTTGCTACAGCAGGAACGTGGCGGTTAGTTTGTGATAACCAACCGATAAGCGGGCAGGTGAACATTCGTTTAAAACTCGACAACGTAATCATCCGTGAATTTAGCTTTGAAAAACCTGAAACGCTCAGTTTTACCCAGGTGCTCACTATCGATACAACAGGACAAACATTGGTTTTAGAGATAGAAGGTACTCCGCAGCCTCAACTCTCTATGAACCTCAATATCGTAGCCCAACACAGCGAAGACGGCAATGTGATAGAGCAGGTAATCAACCCTAATATAGTAGACCTCAAACGCGCCGTGCCCGATGTTACTTTTGGCGAACTGGTGAAGACGATTAAGAATTGGAAGAATTACGATATGTTTATCAGGGGACACAATTTGTATATGAACCGTATTAAGGTAGAAGAACGTATACACGCTAAAGATTTCCGCCCTTGGGAAGTACGCGAACCTAAAAAAACATTTCTTACGAAGCAGTCGTACCTCATCAAATTCCCCGAAATGGACGATAAAGCCTATCAGTTGCCCGTCGTGCAGGTAACCGCTGATAGTTACCAGGTGCTCAATGCTCAAGAAGCTACCCAACTCACCAATGTTACCGAAATACAGATAGGAGGCTACTGTTTGCCACGAGTGATGTATAAAGGGGAATATACAGCCGTAGCGCGTAAAGGGGGCGAACAAACCATAGGGCTGATATGGTACGACGGCTTGCATAACGGAGAAAACAATGCAGGTTTCCGCAAAGCCCTTACGCCTCCCTTAGTCGCCGAGTATTGGAAAGATTGGTACAAAATGCGCATCGCTGCCGCCGAATATACGTGGAGCTTTGTTTGTAACAAAAATCAATTCCGACACATCGCTTTACGTGATACCATTCTCGCCTATAACCAACGTATGCTTATCAAGAGTATCAACAAGTCCGTGCTTGACAAAGAACATTACCAAGTAGAGATCACCACAATTACAATCTAATGTACACCGCTTTCACCTCTCTGAATGTCTTCAATGATGTCCGCCTCAACGCCTATCTCGACACTATTTACAGTGCCGTTTTAGAAGTCTTCACTACCGAGCAACTACCCGTAGTGTGTGGTTCGGTAGCCAAGGTAATGCAAGGAGTATATTCCGAGAACTACCTCGCCAAAGACATCGACTTAGTGATAGAAAGCTGGCAAGTGCACCGATACTTAGAGCATCAGTTGCCTTTGCTATTTCCAAATGATAGAATAGAAGTGCGCCCCGAGCGGGTAATACTCTTTACCTCGTTTATTGCCATTGAATTTTGGCGACCTACCCTTGTCAGTCCTATTGCTTATTATAAAAAAACTATAAAATACTATGTCTATTAGAACTTATACCGATCAAGAATGTCAAGCTATATACGCTCCAACATCTAAAGGAGGAGAAGAATATGTGCGTGATGAATGTTATCCCGTTGAGAAACCTATCCCCGATTGGGAAGTATCACCTGCTACTATCCTTAAAGAGTGGCATCCCTCACAGCCTATACCTTCTACTGAAAACCTTACGGTGCATTATCCTCAATTGGAATTACTCACCGTATACAAGAAGTACAAGGGATTTCGTAACTATGCGCGTATTGCTGCCAATGAATATGTAGAACTCATTGCCCCTACAGGGGAGGACTTAGAAAACCTTATCGGACTGCAACATAACCTGCAGTTGCGTTACAACAATTTCAGTAAGTTACCTGAAAAAGGCGATGTAAAAGTGAAAGTAACCTTAGGGGTAATTGCCACTGAAGAGAAGAGCGGTAAAGTAAACGAGATAGACCTACCCACCGAGCGTAAAGAGGTAGTAATTACCCTACGCCGTACAGATAAGGCAACGCCAAAGCCTAAACCTAATGAACGCCCAGTACTCAATATGGTGCTCAACACGGCTACCAAAGAACTCACGGGCGATACTTCGTTTATCCATACCTTAATCAACCCATATACTCGCTTATTTGAATTATTACATTTTTTTGCTGCTACAAGAGAGTTAGGCAGTATTGTAATAAACGATTTTGAATATCAATCTTTTTTTGATAAAGTTTTTGTTAATAGAGGTCTGTTCAATATTAGAATAAAAAAGACAAATACTGATCCTTATAGAGTATTTATTGAATTTGCGCTTTCTGATGAATATCTACAAAATGGAAAAATTACAGGTTTACCTATTGATTTTTCAAAATCACAAGTAGTTTCGAAAGTGAATAATATCATAGGAGAAACTGTTAGAGCATTTTACTTATTTGATATTAACCTCACTGTTATCAACGATACTACTGCTTTTCATATCGACAAAAAAGAATTTAAATACCTATTGAAAACCGATAAGAAAGAGCGTGCCGAGGGTGTGTTTACCATTAAAAACCCTAACCGCCTCACTTTTACCATTAACAACTCTGATTTCTTAGAGATTACCGAACTCAAAGGTAACGGTGAAGAGGAAGTAGTCGTAAAATTCCGCTCTCAATCTTCTGAACTGATGACGGTAGACGAGCACAAAGGCTGGCTCAAGGTAACTTCTTCAGCGGGTAGCGAGCAAGTGGTAAATGTAGAGATTAGCGTACAAACCGATGTAGCTTTTGCTACCAAAAACGTGTACTTCTGTCTAGACAAAGAGCTCACCCGCGTACGCCAAACAGCCGCTGAAAGCGAGTTTATCACGGTAGCCCTTACAATGGAGTTCAATGGTTATGAGCGTAGCTTTACCACTACCCAAAGCTATGATTATGTTTTCTTTGAGGGCGTGGCTACGGTGGATATAGGGCAAGAGGTACAAGACTTTTTCAGAGATATTACTCCCTCATTGGAAGTGAACACTAAAAAACTGCTGAGTCCCAAAGAGATTTTCAAAGCAACCAAGGTATTGGCAATAATTAAGGAAACCAATTTCAAAGGTGTGGTGTTCAAAACACATACCCTTACTGATTTGCATTACCTCCCTGGGAAGAAACCTAAAGCATATCCTTACCTTACTCAAAGCCGTTTGCGCTCTACTTACAAGCAGAGCCTTATATCTGTATCGGCACTTACCCAAGAGGTACGCGCTCGCTCTTTGGGACAAATAGGCTCTAACCTTATCGACCTTTCGGCTATTAAGGACCCGCTGGCAGTAGCTAATTTCAGTTTCTTGCGCGCTACCGCCGATGTTACCTATGGTGCTACAACTATCATCCGTAAAGAAACGCTTAGCCTCGAACCCAAGCCCGAACCTAATGGCACGCCTATCAGTGCGCTATTTCAAAACCAAAACTTCTGCCCCGATTGGTTTTCGTTTGCTGGCGAGTACGAAGCACTGGTAAGTTACGAGCATACCCTCGCCGACAATGTGCTACTGAGTGAGGACTATAAGGCGCAAGTAAAAACCAAGCGCACTTACAAACTCAATACAGGTTGGCTCTTTCCTGAAGAGATAGAAGTATTATGGGAACTCATCAAATCACCTGTGTGCTTCTTGCGTATTGCAGGCGAGTGGCTGAAGGTAATACCAATCACCCAGAAACCACTGTCCTTTGATAGCACCCGCAACCTGCATAGCTTTGTCGTCGAATTTCAATTATCGTCTAACGACTAACCCCTAAACCTATGTTCACCAATATACAAGAAATCAAGCAATATACTAATGTTTCTAACCGTTTAGACTTCGATCTGCTCAAAACCTATATCGAGGAGGCTCTCCGCGTAAAAGTATATCCGTATATACCCAAGTCTGTTGCCGATACCCTCACAC